ACAGCATTTGTAGAGCAGTATTCTGCTAACATACAAATGTTATCTCAACAAATGGGATCATTATTAAGAGACAAAGTCAGAGTTGAAAGCGTTGTAGGAAAAAACGCATTCTTCGATCAAGTTGGATCAGTGACTGCTCAATTAAGAACGAGCAGACATGCAGACACACCTCAAATAGATACTCCTCACTCAAGAAGAAGATTATCACTTGCGGATTATGAGTTTGCTGATTTAATAGATCAACAAGACAAAGTAAGGCTCTTAATTGACCCAACATCATCTTACGCTCAAGCCGCTGCTATGGCAATGGGAAGAGCTATGGACGATGTACTTATAACTGCTGCTTTAGGAACTGCTTCAACAGGTGAAACAGGTACTGGAACGGAAACTGTGCAAACTGGTGTTGTAAAAGGCACTACTGGTTTAACTGTTGCTAAATTAATTTCAGCAAAAGATTTACTAGATAAAGCAGATGTTGACCCTTCTATACCAAGACACATTATAGTAGGTCCAGAGCAACTAGGTAATCTATTAGGTGATTCAGAAGTTACAAGTTCAGATTTCAATACAGTCAAAGCACTCGTGCGTGGCGAACTTGATTCTTATCTTGGCTTTAAATTCACAGTATCTAACAGACTGCCAAAAACAGGTAACGACAGAACATGTATTGCTTACGCACAAGACGGACTTCTTCTAGGAATCGGAAAAGATATTTCCGCAAGAATAGATGAAAGAGCTGATAAATCTTATGCTACGCAAGTATACTACTGTCAAACAATCGGTGCGACTAGAATGGAATCTGCAAAAGTAGTTCCAATCGTTGCTATCGAAGCATAATAGGAGATAAATAATATGGCTGTAACAACACAAAATAGTACTGAGTACGCTGCTACATTAGCTACTCCACTTGTTTTAGCAGGTGCAAGAAGTAATACTGGTAAGTTAAGAACACTTGCTTTTTCATTTAATCAATCTGGTGTCGGTGATGCTGGGTCTAAAATCGTGCTGGGAAAACTTCCAGCAGGTAGAGTTAAAATCATAGGTGGTTTATCTAGATTTTACTGTAACATTGTTGCTGGTTCAGCGACAATCGATATTGGATGGCAAGGTTACAACGATACTTCAGGAACAGCAGTTGCTGCTGATCCAGATGGTATGGTTGACGGACTAGATGTCGATGCTGTTGGCTATCAAACTATGGAAGGTAATACTGCTGCAACTAAGTTGCTTGGTGGTAACCATAAATTCAATAGTAATGATGGCGTTGTTATCGAAATCACAAGTGTTGCGGCACTTGCTGATGACGATGATGTAGACGGAGTAATCACTTACATAGTAAGTTAATAAATATTAAGTGGGGGAGCAATCCCCCATTTATTTAACATTAACCAATGGAGAAAATATGAGCTTATATAAAAACATGAACGCAAGAAAAAAAGCAGGAACTTCAAGATCAAAATCAAAATCAACAATATCAGCTAAAGCATATAAAAATATGAAAGCTGGTTTTCCAAAAAAGAAAAAAACATAACACATGGCATCAGTAGTAGACATTTGTAATGGAGCATTAAATCAATTAGGTGCTACAACTATTCTTTCTTTAACAGAAGATTCAAAAAATGCTAGACTTTGCAACTCAAGATTTACACAAGTTAGAGACGCATTATTTAGAACACATCCATGGAACTGTTTACAAAAAAGAACATCATTAGCAAAAGAAGCAACAGCTCCATCTTGGGGTTTTACTGCTCAATTTGTTTTACCAGCTGATTGTTTAAGATTACTTTACATAATAGATTACGATTCTAATTACAAAGTAGAAGGTAGAAAAATTTTAAGTAATACTTCTACTATGAAAATTTTATATATAGGAAGAATTACAGACCCTAACGAATACGATGAATTATTAAGAGAAACTTTATCTGCTAGTTTAGCAGCTGACATTGCGTATGGCGTTACATCTTCTAATCCTGTAGCTCAAAATATGTATACATTATTTCAAGATAAACTAAGAGATGCTAGGTTTGTAGATTCAACTGAAGGTCAAAACAATTCACCTGATCTTGGTATGACAGATTCAATAGACGCTAGTACTTTTATTACATCAAGGTATTAAACTATGGCACGAGTTGCAGCACAGCTAACCAACTTTACAGGTGGAGAACTTTCACCACGACTAGATGGTCGTAATGATTTAACTAAATATTCTTCAGGATGTAAAACTTTAGAAAATTTTATTGTTTACCCACATGGTGCAGCAGCTAGAAGATCAGGCAGTACATTTGTAGCTGAAGTTGCAGACAGCGATAACAAAACAAGATTAATACCTTTTGAATTTTCTACAACTCAAACTTATATGCTTGAGTTTTCTAATCTTAAAATAAGAGTTTATAAAGATGATGGTGCTGTTTTAGAAGGCGATAAAACTATTTCTGGTATTACACAAGCTAATCCTGCTGTAGTAACTGCTAATTCACATGGTTATTCTAATGGTGATGAAGTTGTTATTAGTGGTGTGTCAGGCATGACAGAAGTTAATGGCAAAAGATTTTTAGTTGCAGATAAAACAACTAATACTTTTGAACTACAAAACAAAGATGGAACTGATATAAACAGTTCAGCTTTTACTGCTTATAGTTCTGGCGGTGTATCTAATAAAGTTTTTGAAATTACAACACCTTACACAACTGCACAACTTTTTGATATTAAATTTGCACAGTCAGCAGATGTAATGTACATAACTCACCCTGCACACGAAGTAGAAAAATTATCTCGTACTGGTCATACCTCTTGGACATTAGCAGATGTTGATTTTACTAATGGACCTTTTCAAGATGCAAACATAACAACAACAACTTTAACTCCAGCATCTACAGCAGCAGGAACTGGGGTAAACATAACTGCATCTGCAACTACAGGAATAAATGATAATGTGGGTTGGTTAACAACAGATGTAGGTAGACAAATTCATTTTAATAGTGGTTATGCTGTTATTACAGCAAGAACAAGTGCAACAGTTGCAGTAGCTACAGTTACTACAGCTTTTCATAACACAAATGCTATTACTAATTGGTATCTAGGAGCATTTTCAGATACTACAGGACATCCTTCTTGTGTAACTTTCTTTGAACAAAGATTAGTTTTTGCAGGTACAACCAACCAACCACAAACAATATTTTTTTCAAAGTCTGGTGATTATGAAAACATGGATGCAAACATTGGTGGTACAGTAGCAGATGATGATGCTATTATTTATACTATTGCATCTAACCAAGTTAACGCCATTAGATTTATGACAGCAACAAGAACTTTAATTCTTGGTACAGCTGGTGGTGAATTTACAGTATCAGGAGGTGGAACAGATAGTGCAGTTACACCAACAAACATATTAATTAAAAAACAATCTAATCATGGTTCAGCTAATGTTGATGCAATAGCTGTAGGTAATGCAACATTATTTTTACAACGTGCAAAAAGAAAAATAAGAGAACTTGCTTATAACTTTGATGTAGATGGTTATATCGCACCTGATATGACTATTCTTGCTGAACACGTTACTGAAGGTGGACTAACACAACTTGCTTACCAACAAGAACCTAATCAAATTATTTGGGGAGTTCGTGGTGATGGTGAATTAGTAGGCTTAACATATCAAAGAGAACAACAGGTTACTGCTTGGCATAGACATATTTTTGGCGGTATTGTAAATATACCTAAAATTACAGTTACAGATTATGCTAACATTGTAACAGGAACAAGAATTGTTTTTCAAAAATCAGATGGAACATTAGTTACTTTTACCGCAACAACAGGTACAGCTTCTGCTCAACAATTTAAAATAGAAACAAGTAATAACGCAACAGCTGCAAATTTAAACGCATCTATTAATACTGCTAATACTGCATCAGGTACAGGTATTACATCTGCTGTAGCATCTAATGTTTTAACTATAACAGAAGTTACACCAACAGGATTAGCTTATTTAGTTATTAAAAGTTTTGACACAACAAGATTAACTGCTGTTAGTCAAACTAAAGCTGAATGTGAAAGTGTAGCAGTTATACCTACAGATGATTCTGAATACCAAACATGGGTTATTGTTAAAAGAACTGTTAATGGTATTACAAGAAGATATGTAGAATATATTAATACATTTGATTTTACAGAAACAGATAACACAACATTTAATTTTTTAGATAGCTCTTTAAGTTATAGTGGTGCAGCAGTTACAACTATATCAGGACTAGATCATTTAGAAGGTCAAACAGTTCATGTATTAGCTAATGGTGCAACTCACCCTACTAAAATTGTATCTTCTGGTGCAATTACATTAGATAGAGCATCAACTAGTGTTAAAGTTGGTTTAGGTTATAACTCAATATTACAAACAATGAGAATAGATGCTGGTTCTCAAAACGGAACATCACAAGCTAAAACAAAAAGAATATATGAAATCACTATAAGACTTTATGAATCTATTGGAGTTGAAGTAGGAGAAAATTTAAACAACATGGAACGAATACCATTTAGAACATCTTTTGATGTTATGGATCAAGGATTGCCACCTTTTAACGGAGATAAAACTGTAGAATTTAGAGGAAACTATGATACAGACGGATTTATATTTGTTAGACAAACTCAACCTTTACCTTTAACTATTTTATCTTTATACCCAGACTTACAAACTAATGACTAAAAATTTATTACAAATTATTCCCTATCTTGCAACTCATGGTAAAATTATTCTTGCTAGTCAAATGAATCATGTACTTATGGATCAAGATGCACAATACGATGGAGATGCTAAACAATTAGAACAAAACAATTTAGCTTACACTTGTATTATTAACGATGAGCCTATTGCTTCAGCAGGTATGAAAATTATTTGGAATGGTGTGGCAGAAGGTTGGGTTCTAGCAACTGCTAAAGTTTGGGATCACCCTCTAGTTATTGCCAGAGCAATTAAAAAAAATTTTGCAAGACTAGCAAAAGAAAATAATATAAAAAGAGTACAAACAGCTGTAAGAGCTGACTTTAAAATAGGTTTAAAGTTTGCTTCATGGCTTGGTTTACAAAACGAAGGATTGATGAAACATTATGGTTTTGATGGTTCAGATCACTTCAGATATGCGAGGATTTTTTAAATGAGTTTTATTGCAGCAGCCGCTAAAACAGCAGCACCTTATATCAAAACAGCATCACCTTATATTACAGCAGGTAGTGCTATTATGGGTATTCAACAAGCTGGAGCTATAGGTAAATATAATCAATCTGTTGCTAATCGTACTGCCGATATTAAAACACAAAACAATCAAATTTTAGATAGTAAACTTGATTTAGATTTAGCTAGTTTTCAAAAACAATTAGATCAATTAATATCAGCACAAAAAGTTGCAACTGTTAGTTCAGGAGCTGTTATTGGATCTGGCACAGCAAATAACATAAGAATTTCTACTTTATATAATGCTGAAACTGACAAAGAAATTTCAAAATATAATACTGAAATAGCTAAAGCTAGAAATATAGAGGAAGCAGATTTGTCTCGTATAAGAGGTACATTAGCAAGAGAAAGAGCAAAAATGGAACAAATTAAAATAGTTAGTGATGTTGGAACATCATTGTTAAGAATGAACGGATAATTATGAAAATACCAACATACAAATCTCAAGCTCAAATGACAACACAAAGTCCAAATGTTGAAAGTAATATTCAAATTGATCCATCACAAAATATTTATAGAGCAACAAAATCAATAACAAATTTTTTAACAGACGAGTATATTAAAGAAGCTAAATTAGAAGCAGATAATAAAGCTACACTAGCTTTAAATGAATTATTTATTAATCAAAGCGATGGAACAAAAGGTTTATATAGTATTCAAGCAGAAACTAAAACAAACGGAAAACCTTTAGAAGCTGCTAACAATTTTGACGGAAATGTTAATAAACTTTGGGATTATGCTAAAAAAAATAAATTACAAGATTTTGATAATTTTACTAAAAAAGCATTAGAAAAAAAATTTTATGCTACATCAGGATTGTTTAAAGCAAAAGCATTAGCAGGTTCAAGACAACAACAACTTGTAGATACTAAAAAAATAACTAACGATGTAGTTTTAAAAGAAAGTTTAGCGTTAGTTTTAAATGGAGTAGAATATTTACCTATTTACAAATCAGTCATTGAAGATAGACTATCTAAAGATCCAACTATTGCCAACACAGGTGTTTACAAACAAGAATTAAATACAGCTGTAATTTTTGGAGAAACTCAATTAGCAACTAATCTATCAGAAACAGATCCCTATAAATTAAAAAATAATATTAATAAATTTAAAAATTTAACTATTGAACAAAAAAGTAAATTATTACTAGCTGCAGATTCAAAAATATTACAAGATAAATTTGGTGCATTAACAACAGCATTAAATTTAGCACCTGATGCTCCAGCTGATATGCTAACCAAAGCCTATAGTGAAATTAGCAAAGGAAATTTTGGTGGTAATAAAGATTTACAAAAATTATATCAAGGTTTAAGTGTTTCAGAAAAAACACAATTTTCTACTTTTTACAATAAAAAAGCTAGAACACTAAAAACTGATATGCAATTTACTACGTTAGCGTCTAATCAAATTTTTAGAATGGAAGCTGCGGCAGAAACAAAAGAAACTATAGAAGCCATGGAAAAAGAAAAAGGTGTTTACGATCAAAAAATTAATGAATTGTTTAAAAAAACTCCTATAATATTAGAACAATTTAAAACTTTAAATGAAAAAGTTATTAACAGTAAAGGTGTTAGTGCGTCTAGTTTTGATGGCAATAGTGAAATTATAAATTT